ATGCACCAGAAAAACTGCAACATGACTTACAACTTCAAAGGATTTTCGGCTACAAGGCCGGTCGTACGCCTGATAGGGAACAATCTCTATCAGGCTTTTTTTGTTGTGTACGACAAGGAAAAAAGAAAGCATCAGCGGCGTTATTCAACCGGCATTAACGAGATGCCGGTCCGTCAACGTGCTAAACAGGCGCAGGCCCTGGCCGACTCCCTTTGGGATGCGCTGCGTAGCGGTTGGAATCCGCTCACGACGAAATATCCGAAGTTCGACGATGCACCCGTTGAATTGTTATCCCTGACTTTTGAGGCCGCGCTCGATCGCGGATTGGAATTAAAGCGCCCGTTCATATCAAAATCGACTACTTACGATTATGAGGGCACCGTGCGCTTTATGAAGGCTGCAGCAAAGGAGTGCGGATTGATCGATGCCGACATTACGCAGATCCTCCGGAAAGATATCCGACTGATAGTGGCAACCGCGAAAGAAACGCGCCAATGGTCCGCGAAGGCCCGAAACAAGTACCTGGAACATCTTAAATCGATTCTGACCGCGTTGGTTGATCAGGAGATCATTTCTTTTAATCCGGCCCATGGGATCAAAACCGAGCCGGAAGAGGCCACGTTGGGCTACAAAAGGCTGACCGATGCCGAGCAACAAAAAGTCGCTGAACACATCCTGGAAAAGGATCCTGCTTTTTTTGAGTTCATCCTGTTTATTTATCAGTGCGGAATCCGCCGGAAGGAATTGTTACTCCTGCAGGTGAAGGACGTGAATATTCTGCGGCGCCAGCTGACGATCCGGCCGGAGGTAGCCAAAACCAATGCCGAACGGATCGTGCCCCTGGCCGACGATGTATTTCAGGTATTATTAGCCCGAGACGTGAACTCACTCCCGCCGGATTGGTACATTTTCAGCAGCAACAATTTCCAACCTGGTCCCGGTCCATACCACCCCAATACCCCAACTACCAGGTGGCGCCATTTGGTACAGGAAGACCTGAAAATTGATTGCAAAATGTATTCCCTTAAGCACAAGGGGGCGGATGACAAGATCCACGCAAATATTTCGCTTGATGTATTGAAGACGCTGTACGGACACCGCAGCAAGCAAATGACTGAGATCTACGCTCAGGCAGTTCGGGAGCGATACGCGCAGACGATAATTGACAACAGCCCATCGTTCGCGAAAGTGGTGAAGATGCCGGATAGAAAGCAGGCTTAAACTGCAACAATCCGGGTATCTAAAAGTCTTGGCTGATCGGTTTGCTCATCGCTGTCCGAATTTCTTCGATGATTTCTGCCATACGCTCGTTGACTTTATTCTTCACTTTGTCCCAGTTCTTCTTTTCGTTATAAAATTCAGCAGTGTATTGCTGTTCTTTCGTCCCTGAAAGTATATACACATCGTAAATTTGGGCACGGTATTTTTGATCTTTGCAGTCAAGTCGTACGCTAAATTTTATTCGATACGGAATGATGCCCTGTTGAAAGCGGTAAGATCCTTTACCTACCAGCAGTCCGGACTCTTTATCTTCGACCTGAACCACCTCCTTTGAGTCAACAAACGCATCTGCCAGCCACAGCCTTGCCCGATTATACAAATCTATTCTGGTAGCCCCTGGAATAGAATCAACATGCTCGTAATGTACTTTGCCTTCTTTCGTTGGCATTTCATTTTGCGCCATGGTCGGAACGAAGGTCAAAACAAGAATGGTAGTGAGTAGAATTTTCATAATGGTTAATGCAAAATCAAATTTATAGATAACACAGGATAGATTAATGTTATTGATGTAATGGGAAACACTTAGTGTTGTGCGTGTCTTATGGTTCGTCGTACTTTTACGTAGTAAATTACCCTTGCCGCCAACGTCAACTTTCGTTAGATTTCAGTAATAATACCATTAATTTAAAGAGTACCAATGAAAGTTGATTGCAACAATTGCTCCTTTAGGTCGGATTGCCCTGTTTACTCTGCTCAGCCATTAGCTTCATCACAATTTTGTCCGCTTCGCCGGCGAGTGTTCCCGGCTCCTTTTTTTCAAGCCTGGTCAGAGATTCAAGAATTACCTCTCGTGCGGATTCCACGTGTAGCGAAAGTTGAGCCACTCCGGATAGTGCTGTGTTTAAATTAGTATCCATCCGCTTCACTCTGTCAATTATTTCGACCTTCTGTTCAGTTAAGATGTGATTCTGTGTTTTCATCAAGGTCACCAACACGGAAAGCAAATCCTTCTCGGTTGTAACGGAAGCTCGTTCTGTAATATTTTCTTTCTTTTCTGGAAAGTACGAATTCAGCAGCCGCAAATGGGCTTCAGTTACTACACCGCTCTTCCCGATTAAGGTTTGAAGGTGCTCGCGCGAATAGCCCAGTTTGGCTGCAATATGCCCAACTGTGGCGGGTTCCCCGCTGTCTCTAAGCTCCGCTTTAATAGATTTTATTCGGTTTTTGAACCTTTCCTTCAATTCCATCTAAAGTAAGAATGAGGATTTTTAAAAGTTTCGAAATGTAAGAAAATACTTCATTTTCTTTTGGAAGTGTAATATAATCTTACTTATATTTGTTAACGAAATAAATGTACAACAAAAAACCACGAAAAAAACACATGAAAATTAAGCAATGGATAGTGGACAAGATCAATAATCCTATGGCAAGGACCCGGCTGGCATTGGCATTGGAAATTGGTGAGGCTACAGTGGCTGTACACATTCGTGGGAATGCTGATAATGGTCGCCTGACTAAAATGGATGCGTTGAAAGCGATTTCCGCGGAGACTGGAGTGGATGTCGGTGAGATACTTGAGGTATCAGAGGAAAAGGAGTCGGTGCAAAAGTAACTAAAATAGTTAGTAATGGCAAGCGTTCGCATAAAAAAGCAAGTTGAGGCTGTTGATTCAGAGGGTGTGGTCTCAAGGTCGAAGGGGGCCGGGAAACCGGTCCCTGTTAGGCCGATGACCATGGCTCAGCATCGTCGCAAAGCCAGGTTGGACTTAACAAAGGCGCATTTGCGAGAAAGGGGGTTGGCGTGAAACTGATTCCTGTAGGGCCGATGCATCGCATTTTGAGCCAGTATGTGGCATCGCGGTCCCTGCCGTTTGCGTTGAATCGGTTTGATGGTTTCCTGGCTTGTTTTCGACACTACTGCGAGAACGCAGCAAAACTAAACTGAATGGTACGAGGTAAAACAGAACAGATGCTTATTGAGGCCACCCAGTCGCTGAGAAGCGCGAAGGTTGGTGAATCAGTTGTCATTGGCCGCAAGCTGTGGCTAAATGTTGGGCATCGTGTAAGGGCTGCTCTGGCGCTTGCAAAAGTTGCTGTTTGGACGACCGGTGTCGATAGTTCCACAGTGCAAGTAACTCGCGTATTATGATAGAGCAGTATTTACCAACGATCATCGTCCTGATCATCCTCTGGAAGTTGTACAGACCGATTTGGGACTCTAAAAGCAAATGAAATGGGAGAAACGCTTGCGGCAGTTGGCTTGAGTTTAATTCTGGCATCAGTTGTCGCGGTGGGCTTTTTCCTGATTATTCGATACCTATTAAAACATGCAGTATGAACATGGAAGTTCTTTTTTTGATCAGCATAATTGCTGCCTTCTTGGTCGTTTTGGTCATCATTCCTTTTGGTGTGTGGTATTGTTATTTGGACTTCAAGGAGCAGCGGGATAAGGTTGATGCAGTGGCAGACATTCCGAACTATGGTCATTGGGTTGATGGCAAGCTCGGTTTGGATTATGATCTACCAGCAAATCCTTAAGCGCTCGTCCGTCCTGGCGCTATAGAAATGGGGCAAGGAAACCGGCGGCGAAGACACCATTCAGAGAGCAGTGTTCGCCGGTACCCCGATGGCAATTGGCCGCAGGAGTGGAGTGGATGCTACTTCTGATCTGCGTTCGACTCGCAGGCCGTCGGCAGTTGAACTGGAATTGTTATTGTCCCGGTGTGTCTACACGGGGATTCAGGTTCGTTATTTGGTGGTTCATTGAAGCAGCATGCTCTAACCGACATGCAGCATTCGTCAGATCGCCCTTTGTGTCTACAGAGGGCTCACATCGCGGGATAGAGCAGCGGTAGCTCGTCGGGCTCATAACCCGAAGGTCGCGGGTTCGATTCCCGCTCTCGCTACAACACTAAGGACGGTTATTTCCAACAGTGATTCGATTGCGAAAGGCCGGGTGAAAAAGACCGGCACACTTTAAAACAAGTTCTTTAATCGAATAAATGGCGGTTCAGGGTAGCCTGAGGCGAAAGTAGTTGGTGGCACAACGAAATCTACTATGAAGGCGAGAGTAAGTACCTACGGGCAGCAATGCCTTTAAGCCGAACACCAGCAGGAAGCGCCCGTTCGCCGGTACGACAACCGGCACATTTTAAAAACTTCAGCTATGGCAAACGAATTCGAGTACGACAAAGAGCGGCATTATGAGTTGACGCTGACTGTATCGAAAAAGTATCGGAGCAATGCAGCCAGGTATAAGAAGTTGGCGGAATCGTACGCAAAGAAGGCGGCTCACATGGTTCTGCGTGCGAATGAATATGAGGAAAAGGCGGAGAAGCTCCGTAAAGAGTTGGCTGCACAGCCTGTATAAATTACTCTCAAAACCTAAAACCGGTATCAAATATGACTGAATCATTTATGCCCGATTTGCCACTTGAGCAGCGCAGGATATTGCTGCGTGACAACGCTGACAGTGTGGACGAAACAACCTACATGAAGGATCTATCGGATGATGATCTGGATAGTAAGCGTGAACAGCTGGTTTCGAATTTGGAGAAAATTTCGAGCCATGACGAGGAGTTGGACGCGGCGAAGGAAGCACACAAAGCGGCTACTAAACCGCTGAAATTGGAGAACAAGGTATTGCTTACTGAGGTGCGACACCGGAAGACTGAGGTGAAGGGCACACTTTACAGTATTGCAGACCGGGAAAGGGGTATGATGGTAGTCTACGATGACCAAGGCGATTTTGTCAGCAGCCGGCGCCTTCGTCCGGATGAAAAAAGCCGTCTTCCATTCCCGATGCGAAAGGCTGCTAACGACGAATAGTTTGCCGGTCTCTGAATTCTATTTTTGAAACTTTTTAACCCCTCTATAATGGAAAAGAAACAAATATTTGAGAACAACCTAAATTTTGACGGCGTTCGGGAACTTATTTTTCGCGAAGGCAATGCCCTTGAACTACATCCTCCTCAGAAAATAAACATCGAAGGCCACATCACAGCAATATCGTCCTTTTTGAGTCGCAGGACCGGTGCATATTCAGGATCTGATCAACAGTTTTTTGACCCGACAAAAGCTCTCGCTTCAGTTGACCGTGAAAAGGGAGAGATTAGGTTGGTTTTGAATCCAAACGACATCTACGGCACTGTAGTAACAGGAAGGGTGTTGTTTGATGATGACTTTCTTGCCTTTGGAATAAACGCTCAGAAGATGTGGAACCGTCAACAGCTCGTTGATTTCCTCAAATTTCAGCGTCGTTGGTTTGCTGATCCGGAGGAGTATGCAAAAGTGATGTCTGCATATCAGCGCCTTTCTCTTGATATCTCGGCTAATATTCAGCAGGCGAGCGACACACGCGGTAATAAAGAGGCGTTGCTGAAAAAGACCGTCAACTCTCAGAATATCCCCGAGCAGTTCAAGATTTGCATGCCGATTTTTAAAGGCGATGTTTCGCGGACATTCCTGGTAGATATCTGCATTGACACGACAGATTCCAATGTTCGATTTTGGTTTGAAAGTGTGGAGCTTGATGAAATAGTAAAAATTGAACGCGAGCTATTGATTGAAAAGGAGCTCAAGGCCTGTGAAGGGATTCCAGTGATCACCATATAAACCGAATTATTTATGGTCCCAACTTGCGCATTTCCCGGTTGCTGTCGTGCAGCTGACCGGGGAGGGAAACTGTATTGTGTCTTCCATCGAGAATATTCCGGCTTCAAAACAGAATCAGGTGAATCGTTACCCGAGCAGAAAACAGCCGCGAAATCGAAAAAGCTTCCGCCGGTTCGAAGTAAGGGTATGAAGGCGAAGATGCCAGCATATAAGAAAAAGGTGAAGGAATTTCTCGATAAGCCCGAGCATCGGTATTGCCAATTGCAATTACACGGCTGCGGTGGCTTAGCGGTGACTGTTCATCATGTGAAGGGGCGGGTAGGTGAGCAGCTGATGAATGAGAAGGATTGGATGGCCTCCTGTGCACAGTGTAACAACTGGGTAGAAGAAAATGACGGAGATGCCCGCGAGTTGGGGCTGAAAAAGAGCCGCCACGCAAAGCCCGCTGAGATGTAATTGAACTATTTGAATTGCCGTACCCAATCTCTAACTGTTAAAACCGAACCGCGTGATCTGCAACGATCCAATGTTTCTTGTTGTTGACTTATTCTGTGGCGCCGGGGGAACTACTACCGGGTTTGCCCTTGCAGAATTAGAGGGCAACACACTTGCAAAAGTCATTGCCTGCGTCAATCACGATCCGAAGGCTATCAAAAGCCATTGGCGCAACCATCCTGAAGTAAAGCACTTAGAGGAAGATATTCGCACTCTTGACCTTACCGAGCTGATTAAGATAGTCTCAGCGTATCGCAAAAAATTTCCTGAAGCGTATATTGTTCTGTGGGCGTCGCTTGAATGTACTAACTTTTCAAAAGCCAAAGGTGGACAGCCCCGTGATGCTGATTCTCGTACACTGGCAAATGACCTGGAACGCTACGTGGTGGCACTGGATCCTGATTTCATTCAGATCGAGAATGTGGTTGAATTTATGTGCTGGGGCCCGCTCGATGAAAACGGGAAACCTGTTTCGCGTAAGAACGGACAGGACTGGTTGAAGTGGCGTGAAATGATTAAGTCGCACGGCTACTATGATTCCTGGAACGAATTGAATTCTGCGAACTATGGGGCATATACCAGCCGAAACCGTTTGTTTGGCATATTCGAACGCCCTGAACTTCCGATTGCCTGGCCCGAGCCTACACATTCGAAAGCGCCTCATAAATTTTCCCTTCACGGTGATTTGAGGCCTTGGAACCCGGTGAAACATTGCCTCGATTTTTCGGATGAAGGGGAAAGCATTTTTAACCGAGTAAAGGATTTAAGCGATAAGACGCTTGAACGGATATACGCCGGCCTGTTGAAGTACGTGGCTAAAGGAGACAAGGCTTTTATCAGCAAATATTTTTCAGGTAAGCCAAAGAGCAAGGTGAACAGTGTAGATCAGCCGTGCCCGACTATCACAACTTTTGGCGGCAATACGCTTGTGCAGCCGATAGCCTGCAGTGATCTCCCATTAACTCAGCCTATTGGGTCAATAACTACAATAGATCATCATGCGTTAGTACAGGCACAGCCATTTATAGTACAGCGGAATTCAGGCGATCCGGAAAGCAAGATAGTCTCTGTGGAAGGGCCGTCGCGAACAATAACTGGCACCGGCGGGAATCAGGATTTAGTGCAAGCGAAACCCTTCATCCTTAAATACAACAGCACCGACAAAAAGGGAAATCACTACCCGCCATCGGTAGACGATCCAGCACCCACGTTAGTTTGCCAAAACCGGCTGGGTTTAATTCAGCCTCAATTTCTCGCACACTACTACGGGAACGGGTATTGTTCCTCTGTCGAGGATCCTTGCCCCACTTTACGAACGAAGGACGGCGCAACATTGGTACAACCTGAGTACTTCCTCGATAAACATTTTGGAGCTGCTCAAAATCAATCGGTAGAACAGCCGGCCGGGACGATTATGCCGAATGACAAGCATAGGTTGGTAGAGGTTCAGCCTTTCATTATGCCTACGAATTTCGACAACCAACCGCGAAGCATTGATGAGCCTGCTCATACCATTACAGCCGACCGACATCACACATACATCGTTAATCCTTCGCATGGTGGACATTCGACCTCAACAGATACTCCATGCCCGGTGATAGTAGCCAGGCAGGACAAGGCCCCTTTGTCGCTTGTGATTGCTGAAAAGGGTATTGTCGCGGTTCCGATCTATGACAATGATAGCGATATCGCAATTAAGATTAAAGAGTTCATGGCCATCTACGGACTTGCAGATATCAAAATGAGAATGCTTCGCGTGCATGAGCTGCTGAAGATTCAGGGTTTTCCGGACGGCTATCAGTTGGAAGGCAACCAGAGTGATCAGAAAAAGTTCATCGGCAACAGTGTAGTTCCGCAGGTTGTAAAAGCATGGACAGAGGCAATGGCCCAGAAACTGATTGACCACACTAAAACACAGGTAGCATAATGAACCGCCAGGGCCTTATAGTCGAGATACTGCGCGAACTGAAGCGCCAGAAGAAAAGCAGGTCGTTCCCTGACCATCTGAGCGCACAGGCTGCAGTGGTAGGAATAGAGGCCGGGAGACTAATGCAGCAGGCTGACCAGGTGAAGTATGGAAAGGGAGAAGTTTCTGGGAGCCAAAAGGATTTGAGGGAAGCAGCCATTAGGACAATAGCAGCAGGAGTAAGGTTCTTGGAACGAATTGACAGAAAGTAAATCAAATTCAGTATGGCATCAAAACCATTTACCCCTAATGCGATGATTTCTCGGGACAGAGCCAAGAAAAAAGCAATTGAGATTTGTGAGGCGTTAAAGCCTTATGTAGAGGTCATCAACATT